GTCCTTACTATAAAGTGTGTGCTGATGTCGTGGTAAATAATCCACCAGGACATAAACATCCACACGTCCATGCTATCCCTTCTCCCGCTCCTTCTTCTTCTTCCGAGGAAAAACGGAGCGCAGCTCCCGAATTGCATGGTTCATCTGACGCTGCTCTGCTTGGCGCTCCCCTTTCGACAAGACTGGGAGAGTCTTCCCCCTTATCGCGGCAACCTTCTTCAGGACTTTCTTCACAGCAGGTTTCACCGCTTTTAACAAAAGATCAGCAAGAGGTTTTGCAAGCAGTGCCGAAGTAGTTGCAATAACAGCAACGCCTCCCACCTGAACTACTTGTCCTCCACTTGGAAGTCCCGCTACTATTTGTCTTGGTAGTGGGACTTTTTCTGTGCGTTGAATACATTCGTTACCCACTAGTTCGTAAGCAACAACCTTCTTTCTAAATCCTTCTACAAATGTACCAACAGGTTCCTTTGCTTCCTGTGCTGGTGTAGGACACTGAACCTCAGCAGTCTTTGCTGGTGGTGGTGTTACTTCAGGTGTTTCAGGAATCTCAGGAGTCTCTGGCGTCTTGCTCTGTGGAACAGGAGCAGGACGAGTGATAATCATCTGTTCTGGTTCAAAAGAAATAGGATTATAACTGGGAATGCCAGCATCACAATACGTAACCAGTCCATCTTTGTCATCTTGACCTACCGTATTTGATTTGTTGTTTGCCTCATGTGCCTCAACACAGCCAGGAATATCAACAACAGGAACACCAATATCTATTGTCACAGGTGGTGCGACAGGTATGGGAGGTGAAGAATAATTAAATGTGTCAGTAATTCTCACATCAGGAATATCTAAACCCCTGATTCTGATATCTTTTATTTCCATTAGCAATCATTAAAAGCACTACCTACTTCGGATCCAATCTCAGATCCAACACGTTGTCCTAATAGCAGAGCCCATCCACCTGCCAACCATCCCACGTAAGGGATCCCAGAGAGCGCAGGAACGGCGACACCAGCAGCTATGCTACTTCCTGCCATCGCACCTTGTGACCGTGCTCCAGCGTCCGCCACGATGCACTCTATGTCTTTCGCAGACTTTCCCTCACCATCAATTGCACCTCCCATATTACGGGTGCCTTCCATTGTGTATTGATCTCTACGATACTCAGTACGTTGTTCTCTGCCACCACCAAAGAAACCTCTCTTTTCTTTATCAAGATCAAGAGATCTTTCAGATTCTAATACCTTTGGATCGTTTGCTCTGTATTCAATTTCATATCCATCCTTACCAGCCTTAATTTTATAAGACGAGTAAGGACCACGAGGAAGATTAATTGTAGGGACTGACGGTGGTTCCGCCTTCCTGTCAATCAGATAACCCAGAAGACCTAGGTGTGAGATGGCAAACAAAGCACCAGCAGTGCTAATCATTATTTTCCATCCAGATGGTTTCTTTGGTGATGCTGGAATATAATCTTCTTTCTCGTGGTTGAATATACTCATGGGAGTTTGGGGATAGCAGGTCCCGTTGTGCTAGGCATAGCAGGACCAGTGACTTCTGGCAGTTCAGGCATAGCAGAATCTAGCATTCCTGGGAGGGCATTACTAACACCTTCCACTGCTGCCTTAGTAACTTTATTGATAGCGTTCTCTACGAGAGCATCTTTTTGTGTATACAAATAAGCACCCCCACCGATGACTGCCAGTGAAGTCAGTCCCGATAGGAGTGCGATAACGTTAATTACTTTTTGCATGATTAAACCTTAGGTTCAACTTCTTCTTTTCTCTTGATCTCAGGTGCTTTCTTAGCAGTACCACCAGACTTGGCAGGACTCAATCCGAACGCAGCTAGGGATCCAGAGAACACGGACGCGATGAACGTGGGATCGAAATCTAAAATCTTTTGACCGTTTGGAAGTCTTACGTAAGAGAATGTGAGGAGAGAGGCAGACCAAATAAGTACAACAACTTTCACTAAATTACCAAGAACTTCACTTTTATCATCATCGTCCGCCTTTTCCTCTACAACTTTGGACTTATCTTCCGCCATAATAGAGTAGCAAGGCTCCTCTATTTATGCCTGTGCCTCAGTCCAAGAGATTCTAACGTCAGCAGCACGTCTGTTGCTACCCTTACCACCACCGATGTTGGTTACCTGAATAGCAAGAACCTCAGGACCATCGGGGAACATTCCAGTTGGATTTGCTCCATCAATCTTATTCATGTTAGCAGTTCCACCACCAAGGATAGAGTTAGAAATTTCCTTGACTTTTGATAGGTCATAAGATGCAACACCATCACCAGCATAGAAACCAAAGATAACCTCACCGCCAACTAGTTTACCATCAAGGTCTGTATTACCACCAGAAGTAAACTGAATGTCAGTTAGTCTTGCGTACTGTGCTAGTGATGTACCACCAACATCTATCCATTGAATTCCAGTAAAAGATTCATCATTTTCTGCTTCAATAGAAGGATTGAGAAGCACTTCCACAAACAGAGAACCATTTGCAGACACCTCAGCACCCTCAAGAACTAACTGCATTCTATTAATTAGTTCTCTGGTGCCAAATGCCCCAGTGATACCATTGTCAACAGATGGTGATAGTCTTAGGGCAAGTAGAGCTCGGGTGTCTCCAGAGTTAAGTTCTCTACCAGTTCTGGTTCCAACCGTGTAAACATATGCTCGGTCATCATCATAGCGACCATCCATGATAACAGAAGAACCCCAGTGTGAGATCTGTGGTACAGTAGTTGCCTCAAGTAATTCAACACCAATAGGTTGAGTCGTAGAATAAGTAAACGTTTGCGCTGTACCATTACTCATTGCAAGGAACTTAACACTCGATGGGTTGGCACTATAAACTGCTTTACTTAGAGAGATGTTTGTTCCACTAATAGCAGCAACAGAAGTATCTGCATAAATTCCATCAGCAACAACCCTCTGTCCTACCTGAATTCCAGATCCAGAACTCACCGTACCATCAGATGTACCAGTACCCATTGTCAAGTTAGCAGTTGCACCTGTCTGTTCTCTGGTTAATCCAGTAAATGCACCAGAGAATGCACGAGAGAGTGGTGACAAAGCAGATCCTGTTTGAGTTGTCAGTGTAATACCAGTATTACTTCCTTGAGTGTCAGTGATCTTAAAGGTTGTACTAGAAGGTACTTCAGCAATGAAATATGTTTTACCAGCAACAATATTAGAGAATGGAGTATCAAATGTAATAGTTTGCTGACCTCCTGGTTGCAATCCAGTAGTGCTAGCAACTTCGATATTATTATTTGATACACTAATAATGTCTTGAATAAATTGTGTCTTTCCAGTGTAATTAAGATACTCAATGACCGCAGATCCTAGTCCAGAAACTTGTCTAACACGTAGAGTTCCTGTACTCGGGAAGTGAGTTGGAGCACCATTAGTGTAAAGGATACTGTCACCACTTGCAAGTGTTTTACTTGCGGTAATGGTTGGTGGTAGTGTGTTTACTTCATAGCGAGCAGGTAGGTTACCCGAACGCATATATGCTTCAGTGTTTGAGTTGTTGTTAGGAACCTTGTGAGCGTAGATAACATCACCATCTTCAGCACGGAATCCCCAGCGAATGAAACCAGCACCATACCAAGAGTAGTCCATGTAGAACATCTGCATCTTGGTAACGTCTAATGTGTAACCAGACTTACCAGTACCATCCATACGGTCTAGGTTCCAGTCAGATTGGAACCACTCAGTTTCTACAGTCTTAGTTACGATAAGGTTCCTTGCTGTCGATTGGTTGGTATCATTAGGTCCACGGAAGTCAGGGAAAATAACCAACTGAGTGTCAGAAATAATACTGTCAACACGATAAGAAGAACCACGAAGAACAATATAATCACCAGGCTTCAGTTGCTTAGAAAACTTAGTGCTCTGTCCGTTAGCAGCAGTGTAACTTGAAACAAGAGTGCTACCATTTGCTACAGATACTCTACCTGCTAACTGGAATGTAGATGTTCTACGAACTACACTAAGGGCTCCACTAGCATAACGGAAGAAGATTCCGTTTTGCTGGTCCATCATACCAATTTCTAGTCTTGTTCCAAATCCATTGATAGGTGTAATGGTGTACTCACCACCAGCAACAGAGTCCGTTGGCGTAGAACCGACAGTGTACTGGAATCTGTAAGGGTCAATGATATTGCTTACTGTAAATGTTCCATTGTAAACGTTATCAGTTACACCACGAACTTCAATCTCAGTTCCTCTAGTAACATTGTGTGAGTCTGATGCAACAACTGTTACTGTTGTACCAGATGAAGTAATGTTATCAATATTTGGTAGTGCAGGAGCAAGAATAGAACCAGTGGAGAATGCTACACCCTTACCAGACTGATAACGGAAGTAACGTTTTGTCTGTCTAACTGCCTGTTGGTTTTTAGAGTAAGTGTTTGTGGAGAACTTAACACCACCGTCAAATGATCTATGAACTGATGATCCCTGAGGTCTTGGATATAACTTCTTGGTTCCTGAGTTTACTGATCCAGTCGGTACTGCATCAGGATAATAAACAAAATCAACAGGAGAGGTTACTCTAGCAACATTCCACGAACCATTAACATTAGTTCCGTCAGATCCAGCAACAGCAATCTCGTTACCGATCTCCAATCCATGAGCGTTAGTAGTAGTAACTGTAACACCACCGTCACCAGTTGTTCCTATTGTGATTCCATCTCCAATGTCAGATCCAGTGAAGTGAATTCCAGAATAAATTACAGTTCTAGATGGTTCAAACAATTCTGTGATGCCAAGAGTCCACTCAAACTTAGCAGTGTATTTGAATCCAATGAACTGACCTGAGGTGCTTACACTATCAATAATAAAGACACCATTTGCACCAGGGAATAGAGAGTCCTGAACGTAGATTGCTGTACCTGCACCAGGAGGATTCGAACAAGAGACAGAAATAACTCTACTTGGAGATGATGCACCGTCCTCAGTCTTAATTTCAGTAATAACTAGAGGTGTTTCAGACTTGTATGCAAATGGGTTGTTGTTAATCATCGCCAACGATTCCCACTTGGTAGACTGAGTGCCATACTCAAAGTCTGTATCAATCTGAGACTCTGGTTGGGACATGCGCTGCTTGTTAACAGCGTCCATGTATGTTTCAGATGGTTTTACGGTCTCTTCATACTCGTCAACTACAATCTGTAGTTGATCTGTATCTGCCATTGATGTTGTATCATATGCCAACACAATTCTTGTGGTGGTTACGTTACGAATGTCAGTAGAGATATGAAACTCAGTAGCAGTAAGTTCAGGGTCCGAGAAATTATAGATTACCTTGTTATCAGTAACATTGGTAATAAGAATCAGCTGTTCCCTTTGGATACCACCAGGGATGATAACTTCACGCGCTGAAGCATCAAACAGGTAGTAGTTACTCTGAATGGATTTCCTTGCCATTACCTATGTTCCTCGGATTGATATTATGCTTTATCTATTTATCAGACACCGTACTTACCACGGGTAGCATTATAATTTTGAGAGATCTCTGTAGCACTTAAGAATCTAGTGTAGGTTCTCACTTCAGCAATCTTGCCATCCAGTGGGAAATTAGTTGAACCATCAGGTCTCATACCAAGACCTAAAGGTACACCAGATCCTAACGGTCCACCTAGTAATGATGTTCCCACTTCGCTGCCATTGAGATAGATTCTAATTCTAGCATCAGATCCATCTCCTCTAGTAACAACAACATGGTTCCAATCTAAATCAATACCACCAGTACCTGAAGTTGTTCCATTAACATGACGAATGAATTGTAGGTTTCCACTATCAATTTCTAGATCCCAACGCATATTATCTCCAGATGTATAACCACTCAAGATAGTTTGTCTGTTGAATGTATCGTCTAGATCCACCCAGCATTCGATGGTGCAACTACCACCAGAAGAGGTAGTACCTAACAGCGTACTGCAATTTGTTCCTGTGGTAGAGATGAGATTTTGTTGACTGGTAAGTCCGAAGTCAAAGTTTCCTGTAGTATTAACCCTACTGAATACAGCTCCGTCGATTGTGCCAGGGATAGAACTACTTGCGAGGTTCTTAACTGTGGTTGGTGCTGTGACAGCACTTCCATATGTTCTAACAAATGAATTGAGTGTGTTTCCTAGATTTAGTTGAGGACCCCATACGTATGCTTCATTTATACTAGCGAGACCATCTCTATTATCACCGATGTAAATATTTTCTCCACCACTTCCAGCAGTAAAACTAAATGATACTCTTTTCCATTCTCCAGTGATAGGAACCGTTTGTCTATTGTGTCCGTTAGAAAAGTAATTGACACCCCATGTTCCAGTAGATCCATCAATTGATTTTACCCAGAAACTAAAGGTGTAATCAAATCCTTGTGTTGTTAAACTATCAATTGCTTCATATACAATAGCATTTTGATCTGTAGATGATGTTGTTACTTTAAAAACATCATAGGTTCCTATTGGTGACGCCACATCAGATGTTTCAATTGGACCATTTGGACCACTACTCCAATCATTTAAGATATCAATAGTATCGGGCAGTAAATTACTAGTATCGTCATAACACGCTTTGCTTTCAAAGTCATAGTTCAGAATCAGGTCGCTACCTTGTACGATGTTAGGACCAATGTTAGGTGTTATCTCAGGTGCTTCGTGGATATACTTAGTCTTAGTAGAGTTGTAATTCTGGAAGACTTGTGCTGCTGTTAGAGCTCTTGGATAGACACGAACTTCTCCAATGCTACCATCATTATAGTTAATACCACTATTCTTATATCTCCACCCAATTCTAGTTGGGATGTCTCCAGTATCATCCAAAGAACTGGTGCCACTAGACTGGGTTGTATTTAAGACTCCATTCACATAAATTTTAGCATCGGTTCCATCATGTGTTGCTGCTATATGATACCATTGTCCCGTTTGAATTAGACCAGTTGCTGTATCACATACAGTAGTAGCACCATCTAAGATCCATCTTATTCTTCCGTCACCATTTACTCCAAGCACATAAGGTCTGTTAGTATTTTGGGTTTGATTATTTCCTCTTTTATTGATGATAGAAAATTCTTTACCACCATCAACTAAGGTGTCAGCATATATCCATGCCTCACATGAAAGGATAGCATCAGTGAATGCCAGATTTGGTGTGTATGGAATAGTAATACCATCATCCACTCCATCAAACTCCCAGTATCCAGGTCCATTATCCGTATAACTGGGAGCAGTTTTTAGGCTTGTTGTAGTAACTCCCCCATTAGCAGTAATAACATTGGGAGTGTTTAGTTTTGCATCAACAATAGCACCAGTGCCCTGACAAGTTAGAAGTGATGTTAGGACTCCTGCAGGACTCCCACCAGCAGGTGTTAGTGGTGTGCTAGGAACTGTAAAGTTTGATAAGTAGAGTGCTTCTCCTTTGACCCAACGGAAGTTAGAGATGAAACCCTCAAACTCATTTGCCAGACTTCCTTGTCCTCTGTTGTTAGCATAACTACCAATCTCAAAATCATCTGAGCTATTGTAGACTGGATTCAAACCAGGAATACTGTTACTATATTTCTGAACTCCATCTACAAATGCTTTCCAGCTATTACTATCTCTACAGATAGCAACGTGATGCCACTGGTTTTTCATTACACTATCTGTTCCAGTCAAATTGCTGTTGAAGAAGACACCATAACCACTTGTTCCAGTAGCACTAGAGTTATCATCATCAAGATATAATGCTATTGTATTGTCATCCGTCCAGTAACACTGAACGTTTCTTGATTTCGAGAAGATACATTGTTGAGCTCTAGTGCCAGTAACATAGATCCAAAATTCTACTGTGAAATCCTCATCCAAAATTTCTAGAAGTTGAGTATCAGGTATACTCAAGTAGTCATCAACACCATCAAACTTGACTGAACCGAAATCAGGGTGAGGTTCTTTGAGTATGTCTGTAATTAATATATCAGCATCATTCCCTTTACCAGATTGATCTTCCCACTTACCTTTTTCAAGAGAAATACCAGCAGCACCCAACAGGTTCAGTTCTTGGAAGTCAGCAGGTCTAATAGAAGGACTACCACTGTAAGCATAGATATTTGGTTCCGAGATTTGTACTTTTTTGTTTGAGACAATTGTAGCATAGTCGTCAAACATGAGATCATTTGCACCAAATGGATAGGTTACAAGATCACTAGTATCATTTCGTACAGATCCATCATCTAGTCTACCAATTCTATCCTCGAATGTATCGATGACATAATCAATTGTCCTGTTGTTTCCATCAAATTCATACTCAAAATCACCAAGACCGTTACCAGATGTACTTACTCTTCCGTAAATATATCTGTCGTTGTCAGGAGCACCAGATGATGCGTACCCTCTATCAGTAAATGCAAGATAATAGTATGAAGGATCAGCATCCAATGCAATTCTATCGAATGCATTTGTAGGTGAATTAGCTTCAGATGCTCTCAACAATCTTCTAAAAACAACTGTACCATTCCCAGAATACTTCGTGACTATGCCACACTCACCCAAAGTATCATGTTGAATGATGCCAGTGACTACAGATTGTCCTGTTTCAGAATCAGATTTAACTCTTTGGTATCTTACATCTTCTCCTGTTGTTTGTTTCTGCCATTCAATATTTCCCTGCGGATTCAACTTCACAATGATTCCGTCTTCAACAGAGGATGTGCCAAGTAGAGATCCAACTAAAAAGATTTGATCTTTGCCATCAATTGTGATGTCATAAAATCCTGCAGCTTTGTATCCACCAAGGATACCAATTCCTTCTTCATGTGATTCAAATGTTCTGTCCCAAATTACATCTCCATCTTCAGACAGTTTAACTAGAGATGCTTTTATAGTATCATCTTCTACATATCCACAAACATATATCTCATTATTAGAATTTAAAGCAATTGCTCTAACGATAGTAAATCCACCAGCAATAGAAATATTTCTTCCCCACAGAGGATTACCATTTGAATCAAACTTTTCAATGATAGATGTGGTGTTGTCAGTTTCACTTTCAAAGTCACCTTGAATAGTTCCACAAATATAATACGAACCATCGCTGGATTCAGCAACTGATCTGTATTTTGCGTCAGGTGTATTTGATGTAGAGGACCATACTAAACCACCACTAGAATCATACTTAGCAATCCATCCAGTCTCAGGAGTAAATCCACAAGCAATAATATTATCAGAACTGTCTACAAAAAAATCAGCAAGATCTAGATCTGTATTGGCATATGTTGGGGCTACTTCTACTTTGTTTCCAAGTATCCCATCAATGTCTCTCTCCTCTACAAAACCATATCTTCTGTTAGCAGATCCAACAGGAGCAGATGAAAGATATCGATTGTCACCTCCAGTGTAAAACGTTTTTGTAGTATCAACGTACTGATTAGAAGTAACTTGAATGGTACTCTCGTTATTATTTCTAGCGATTGCACGAAAGAAGTTCGTTACAATTCCTTCTCCCGATCCACCTAGGAGAAACAGGTTTCTAGCGGGGCTACTAAATCCAATTGGCATTTATCTATCCTCAGCTAAAGTCTGTGTTTCCTTGTCCGAAGACGTTGAGTATACCATTATTATCCTTGGCAATAACAAATGTAAGTATGTCGAAGTTACTCGATGGCGAAGGAGGTGAACCACCCGCCCACTTAATACCATTAGATACAGATGCACCATCAACCGTACAAGCATCACCGTAAATAGCAGCGGTGTTTGCATTGATGATTAAGGTAATCGTAATTGACTGACCGTTTCCTAGAACACTGGGGTTAGATGGATCGTTATTGTCTGTAATAAAAGCAAACGTATTAATAGCATCTGTTGTAGTTTCACCAAGGATGGTGTTTGCTGCAGAGCAGTTGATAGTCAATACATTAGATGTTGGTGCCAGTGAAGTGTTATAATTCTGGAAAGTCTTTTCAAGAACTCTACCACCAATAGTTAGGAATCCATCTGTTGTTAGTCTTTCTAGTGTACCGACTGTTGTTAGAGAAGAGTTAATAACTGTGCTACCTAAGGTAGTGGAATTAAGTGCTAACTGGTTACCAATAACAAACTTCTTACCGAATGCAATCTCAAGGTTTTCTGAGAACGTCCAATACTTATCAGTTCTAGAATGATCGTATGTAATAGTCTTATCACCACTGCCACCAAGAGATACAGGAGTTCCTTTCAGGATGATACCACCACCATTTGCACCGAGATCAGATGGTCCGATTGCAGTAATATCTGCCGTACCAGATCCATTTACAACTGCAGATAGAACAGCAGTATTGCCATTGATAGAAAGAATAGTTGTTCCAGCAGGAATGATAATACCACCAGTATTGGACTGAACTTCCATGCCTGGGATCAATCCTGCAGTTGGTGTAATACCAGTGATTGTATCCGTATCATTCGTTTGTGCGTCGAAGTTAGTATTAGTAACAGAAGCAAGTTCAATGTTCTTATCATCAACTGAGATGACATTTGAATTTACAGTAGTAACACTGCCGTTAACTGTCAATGATCCAGCAATAGTACAGTCACCACCACAATTGAGACCAGCTGGTAGTGTTACTAGGAAGTTACTATCACCCCTAATCCATGCTTCAGAACCAGAACCAATTACGAGTTGCCTATCTCCATTTGCAAATGGTAGAGTATAGGTTACTTGTGTAGAATCTTCTCCGTCTGCTGGTCCAATAATAACGTTACCAGTACCAGTGATACCATAACCAGCATAGTGTCCGATACATACGTTGGCAGCACCCGCAGTATTACTCTGCATTGCATTTGTTCCAATGGCAACGTTGTCATCACCAGAAGCAAGGTTGAGAGAAGAATCTTTACCGATCGAGATGTTATTATTTCCAATACCAAGTTGGTTAAGTGCTCTAACACCATAAGCTGTGTTAGCAGCACCAGTATTAACAGAGAACAGAGACTTATATCCAACACCCGTGTTCTGAGAACCTGAGGTGACGTTGCCGTTTACACCTACACCCAACGCAGTGTTACTACCAACCGCATTGTTTCCTCTACCAATCACCATTGGATCAGTCTGGGTTCCACGAATAAGAATGTCCTGATGTTCTGAATTAAGAACACCCAGAATAAGTGTGTCTCCATCTTGGATAGCTCCACCATCACCAGGGTCAGTACCAACAGTAAGGTCTGTCTTGATAAGGACCGAGTGATTAACTGTTGTCGTACCTGTATCAGCACCCAAAGTCATAGCAGTCATATCACCGCCTAAGGTAATAGACTCTACGGTGGAATTAAAGATAACCAAACCACTTGATGTCGATGACATTCCAGTCGTGATGGTTGGATCATCTTGGAAGACGAGTTTGTTTGTTCCAGTTGTGTCACTGATAAGTGCTCTCAACTGAGTAGATGTTGTAGATGAGAATGCAGATAGAGTATCAGATCTATATGCTACATTACCACCAGTTCTAAAGTTGACTGTAATCTCTGCCTCATTGTTATCAGAGGTTAGAAGAAGACTTCTCTGAACTGACAATGACTTAGCATCAGTCATTGTTAGAGTAGCAGATGCTGTACTAGTAATTTCTAGACCGTTGATGCTGTTAGCAGTAGCAGCACCAAGTGCTGGTGATGTAAGTGTTGGAGAAGTTAGAGTCTTGTTTGTAAGAGTTTGTGTCTCTGTTTCTGTTACAAATCTGAAAGCAGATGATCCATCAAAGGATCTCCAATATCCTCCTGTATGGAACCACTGAAGTTGTCTGTAAGTTACGGGTGTTCCACTGGAATCTGTTGTCAAGTTAACTTGAACGCCACCACTGTTTGCGGTAAGGTTATCACCTTTCCTCAACTCGATCATGTTATCTTCAACTACAAGGGTTGTAGTATTCAGAGTCGTGGTTGTTCCCTCGACTACCAATGATCCACCAATGGTTACAGTAGTGCCATCATCAGTGATAGTGCTGTTGGTAAATTGTTTATTGGTTTCATCCCACTTAGATAAAGTGTTTGTGGTTAAGTTGCCAGCATTCTTGAGTTGGAAATCTCCATCAACAGTTTTTAGTAAACCATTAGAAGCAGTCAAGTCTGCACCAGTATCAGTGTTTACCGAACTGATAGTTAATTCTGTTACGCCATTATTATCTGCTACTGCAAGACTGGTAGCACCAGACGCTAAGAATCTAAAGTCTCCTGCTGCTAGCGACTCACTATTTCCTGCAACTTGAGTCACAGTATTAGTATCTGTACTATCGATACTGATAGTGTTACCACTCTGAGATACTGTTACATTACCACCAGATCCACCACTGATAGTTACATCACCAGTAACCAACGATCCACTAGACCCACCTTTGACTCTCGTAATAGTATCAGTAGATGCAATAGTGATTGTAGGATCATTATTAGAATCAGTTCCCTGTGTAAGGGTAACTGTATTTCCTTCTAAGAAGGTCCAATCTCCAGGAGCATACGATTCACCATCTGTTGCTCTCAACTTAGTGATAGTATCTGTATCCTGTCCTGTAATGGTAATAGTATTACCAGTTTGACTGATACTATTATACAGTCCTGCCTCAATAATTACTGTTCCAGTAACAGCTGTTCCACTACTGCCACCCTGCAAGGTGGTGATTGTATTTGTGTCTACAGCAGTAGCAGAAATAGTAACAAGACTATCAGTTCTAGAAAGAGTAAAGGATACCTCATTACTACCAGCAGGAATTGATGGAGGAGATCCTGTAGCAATACCAAACTCAACGTTAGTCGAATCGCTTCCATCAAGACTAAAGAGTTTGGAACCGTTAGCACCATCACTAGCAGAAATACTATAAGTGGTATTAGTATCAGCCGTGTTGATACTTCCACCAAGAGCAACCGCAGTATTATTAATAGTAATACTAGAGTTCACCAAAGAACTATTGGGAATGTTAGTGATGGTATTAAGCGTAGCAGAAAGGGAACAAGATGTGAATGTCTTGTTCGATATTGTCTGTGTTGCTGTTAGATAAACATCACCAGGCGATCCCCATGAGACAACGCTACCGTTACTCGTCAGGTATTTGCCAGCACCCGTGTCTCCGCTGACGATAATACCGTTGCCCGATAGATCTAAGTTGTCTCCTGCTACAAGTTCTTCAATCTTTTTTGAGAACTCGTTTACAATTAACGGAAAACGGTCAGCCATTTAACTTTCCAATATATACTGGTGCTCGTGTTTATTTATGCCTCACAAGATAACGATCTGTCCCTGCATACTTGAGTGGTACTGACAAATGTAATAGTATGTTCCTGGTGTAACACCAGTTGTGTTCCAGGTTACTGTGCCAACTGCAGTACCATTATTTGTAATCGTACCCGTAGTTACACCATTACCAGTTCCAGTAGTAGGAGAAGTTTTAATCCAGAATGGATGACCTGAAGCATTAACAATAAAATCTATTGTATCACCAGCATGTAGGGTTACCGTTGGATCAAGTTGATCCTCAAAACGAGGTCCCCTATGCTTTCCATTGAATAGGTAATCACCAGACCCACTATTGTTAACATCAATACCATATTGAGTAGGTATTGATGCTGATGCAACGTTTCTAAAGATAGGGTGACGAGGAAATGCTTGTCCCAAGGTTGGTCGTTCTCCTTTTGGTTGATATCCTATTACACCACGAGTGTCTCTAGGATTTTTCAACCTCAAAGTTTGATTTGGCGATCCTTTTCTACAAGTCTCATCTACGAATCCACCACCAAAAACATCAAAATCCATAAGACCTTCTGCATTAGTATCCTTCAAATATCTTCTCGACTCAGACTGAGTAAATCTATCTTTTCCAGAAGCATTACAAGCAAGGACACCTGCTACCTGGGGTGATGCCATACTAGTTCCACTGATAGGATAATAGTATTGACCTGCACCGTACTTACTATCATCAAATCTACTACCATTGTCAGTATAGACTCCCAGGATCCAAGATCCTGGCGCAAAAACATCTAATCCAGGACCATAGCAACTACTACCACTCCTTGCAAAATTGTCATAGTGTGAAATATTTCCTACAACAATTGATCCACTATCTGGACTATTAGGCCAAGCACCTCTATTGTAATAGAATGTAGAACCTCCAACAATGCTGAGTATATTATTCCAATCCTGATCTCCCTCTTCTGCTATTAACATATTATCGTTGCCAGCTGCTCCAACTACAACAACACCATCTTCAATAGCGTCTTCTACATCAGCAGCTACAGAAGAACTCCATCCTTGCATATTAGACACACCAAATATAATTCCAAAATCATCTCTAATACCTGCTTCAGTCCACCCAGAAGGTCCAGGATTAGCAGCATCATATTGAGAACCACGGTAGATAATATAGTTAATGTCAGCAAGAGTTAGATTATCATTTGGCATAGGAATAATGCCACCATAACTATGATTACTGATAGTAGGATTTCTCTTTCCTGTGTATTCGTTGATAGGTTTATTTCTATGAAATGCTCTTAGATAATCAAATCTAAGCATGATGTTAACAGTTTGTCCCGACGCAAAAGTAGATCCACCAACACCAGGAATAGCGTAGATGTTTGCTTCCTTCGCCCAACCATAAAATTTTCCTGCTGCCGTACTAGCAACGTGAGTACCGTGATAAGTAGGACAATTTGCTACTGTATGATATGTAATACTTCCTGTTGGCAATGTCACACCATCATCGTCAATAGAACTCACGTACTGATTAAGAAGATCAAACCACTGATATTCTACAAATCTACTCTCACCTGTTGTTGGACTTTCCCAATCTAAAGAATCAGACGCCGTACCATCATCAACAATAACAACATCTACATGCTTTCCTGCATTGAATAGAATAGGTTCTGCTCCTGGTCCATTTAATACCCACTGACTTGCACCACTAGGTTGTCCCCATGCACCTTTTCTAGCATCAACATCGCCACCTTGTTCCCCTGGTTCAACACAATGTAAAAATCCCCATTGGGTGACAGTAGCAGCAACAGTTGTATTGCCGTTAATAAAGTCTGGTTTATAGTAACCTTGCAAGTTTGGATCAGAAGATAAAACGTATGGTTCGTTACTAAATGCAACTCCAGACACTTGATCTTGTAAACTCTCTACAAGTTCAACACCCCGCACCCTAGGATCTTGGCGCAGTCTCTCTGCTTGTTCCTCTGTCATCATGTAGTGAGTGTTCCTACTAAGAGGACGCTTTAACACCAACGGAAAGTTAGTGAGTTGCATCTCATTATAAAATTGCTCTAGATCTTCTTTCTTATAGAGCGTTACAACGTATTCTTTATCCACCATATCAAACCTCTATCTGAACGTAGGTAAGTGTAACTGTCATATTTGTGGTGAATCCACTTTTGTTTACAATCTTTGCATAAGTCAATCCCGATCCTGCAGATTCATTGAAGCAGAAGATTCCAGGTGTAATCAACTGAGTAGTTCCTGTATTAGTGATTACTTCAGCAAGAACTCCAGAACCAGGGGTAGGATCGGTAAACTCTGATCTATTAGCATCATTAGTTCTTGCAGTAGAACTACTGTAAAGAGTTACCCATGCAGCCTGTGATGTCTGGATACTATAAAGTACATACCCTGGTGGAGTTGTAATTGATTGGTTTGAGATTGCTTCATTTGACATAGCAGAAACTGTCACAGAAGATGTGTTTCTAGACTGCAAGGTATCACCCATTGGAACACCAGCTCTGTATACATTGCCAGATAGATACAGATTTTTGAATCCTTCGGTACTAGTTCCTATGTCATAAGTAGCGTTTGAAAATGGTACAGGGTGTGAGTTGAATACTGCAACAGCTCCCGTATTACCTGCGTTATCGCATGTTAGTTTCAGAGACCAATCATTCCACGCAAGAGTATTCGAAGAATAATCTCCAGGTTGAGCTCCAAAAGTTAAAGTTCCGTAGATATTTGAAGAGGGATATTTATTAGTGTGGTTTGCATCAAATTGATCTGTATCAGCAGTATGCCAGATGCTAAATTCACGAGCATCTTGAGTGATACCACTACCATCAGTACCACCAGTAGATTTGAATGTTAAACATCTAGAATTACCACCCTCAAGGGTCATAGAGATGTTACCATCAACTCCAGATCCGTGATTAAAAGCTTTGCCTTTCAAGTATAATCTATTTTTTCCACCATCATTAACTTCAGCTGCTCCTGATGTTGGAATACCCTGCCAGATAGCGCCATCTCTGTCGTCACTATTACCAGTAGTAACTTTAAATAATAGATTTGCTCCTTCTGATACCCCTAACTCATTGCAGTTAGGAAACTTTGGAAAGCCAGTATTTTCATATCTACCATTGGAAGAAACATATTGAAGGATATCGTTGTCAATAGTAGTTGGATTGCCGAGAAAGAGTGTCTCATCTACGTCACTCAGATCATAAATTGATCCATAGTCAGTTAGATACTGACTCGTATCTGGAGGAGTAAAAGTGAATGTACCAGTAGCAGGTGCATATGCCAAGGATCCTACACCATTGGGAGAGTTGTTTACTACCTCAAAGACAGAAGTATCAACAGCACTTGCTCCTGCTCCCGCTGCAACCCAGCTAGTACCATCCCAAGAATAAACAAGACCCGCTACTTGATAGATGAAAGTACCGTCTGTTGGTTGACCCGTTGTATCAGGAAAATTGAATGCCATTTCTTATAGTGCTCCTTCCGTGTTATTTATTTTCAAAGACCCATGATGGCATTTTTGAAGTCCTCAAAGGACGTTGCCGTTGCCATCATATCTTTCAGATCTTGTAGCATGATTACATCATCTCCGCCCCACATTAAGTTGCCACCCTCAAACGACATGCTGTTTCCACTCTCAGTATGAAGAGAGTTGTTACCAAGATAAAGATCTCTGACTTTGTATTCAGCAGATCCAATATCATAAACATCATTTGTTGTTGGGATCAAACTACCCTGAGGTGTGACTAACCAACGTGCTTCAGAGGTAGTTCCATTATCAGTTATAAATTCAATAGCACCATCAGTAAAGGACTGTGCTGTATTATTTGTTACAGTAATACCATTAGATCCATTCGTTGTAGTAACACTCAAGGAAGATGGTGCTGATAGTGGTGGGTTAGTATCAACCCACTGTGATGTATCACCATCATTATAATACACCTTCAAACGTCCTTTGTCAGATTCCCACCAAAGATCACCAGCAGCTGCTGAAGGAGGGGTGTCTCCAATGTATACAGAAGCAGCAACGTTTAGATTATTTGGTAGTGCAGGAACCCAACTACTACCATTCCAAGACAACACATCTCCATTAGTAGGAGTATCAGTTGTAGTATCAACATCAGATAAGTTTCCAACCGACTCACCTGTGATGCCTGTTAGATATCCCTCAGTACCATGATCTCCCCAACCATATGCTGAATCCCAATTTAGAACTTGCTGAGATGTGATGTTCGTAATATGTGTACCAAGTGCAGTTTGATATCCTGCCAGTGCGTGATCTCCCCAACCATATGCTGTATCCCAGTTGGCAATCTTAGCGGCAGTTACAGCAGCAGCATCAGAAGCAGAGAATACAGGATCACTTTCTGATGTCAAGTAACCTGCTTGTGAGTGATCGCCCCAACCAAACGCTGTGTCATAATCAGAAAGATCAGGTGGTGTATATGTAAAGACACCATTTGAATTGTTGTATGATAGTGCTGCAGTTCCTACTGCCGCTGTAGTAACAGAAAGATCTGTGTAAAGAATACCCTGTTCTGTATTACCAACATCATCATTCGCAGGATACCACTTACTATCTGTCGTAGACCACTTAAGAACCTGACCGTCTGTTGGTGCAGTAGAAAGATCTACATCACCCAAAGATCCAACAGGAATATTAGTAGTACCAGAAGTTACACTTAAATCTCCAATAATATTAACACCATCTTCATCAGTAGTAATTCTATCGGTGTTGTCATAACTTAAAACAACTCCTAGGTTATCACCACCAATAGAAGCATATACTTTAGTTCCATCTTCACTGGTAATAGTAATACCATTATCACAAGAAAGGAATATATTGCCAGTAGAACCAATCCAACCTACACCAGGACCTGATCTGGTTAGATAACTATCTCCAAAATAAAATTTATTATCAGTCCCACTCCACTGAAGATTTCCTTGACTAATTCCAGTTCCAGATCCTACAAGAGTCAGACTGTTAACTGAGAGAGTATCAATCGAAGACAGATCTGGTTGAGTGAATGTAAAGATTCCGCTTAGGCTATTGTAAGCAAGATTACCAGCACCTGAAGGTGTTTCTGCTATCTGCACTCCTGGTTGAGGAGGTACAATTGGTTTGTTTAGAATTTCTGCTAGAGTACCAACTGCATTCCAATCTGATTTAATCTGTGCTGCAGGAATAGTTGGTCTATTTGAAAGTGAATTATAATCACCGTCAAAAGTATCCACCCACTGTACTGTAGTGCCAGTCGATGATAAAACTTGACCGTTAGATCCAGTTTGTCCTCCTGCTTGAAGAGGTTTGCCTACAGGAATACTCAGTCCTTCCTTCAATTCAATAGGAGAATCGTCTCCATAGTTGGCAATTTGATTTGCAAGAATCTTTGACATACTTCCAGTCCTGAAGACAGTTATACTAAGCTAGAAGTATTTATTAAAGCGGGTAATCGGACTCGAACCGACGACATCTAACTTGGAAGGATAGCGTTCTACCACTGAACTACACCCGCAGAAAATGGGGAGGTCAATCCCCAGGACACATGCACGCCACCTGTTTTAGTTTAGATGCAAAACAGGAAATCATCCACACGGAAGGGGTCATTTGGATCCACCACTTGTTCTTTGACTGGAAACAAGAAACCAGGCGGGAGAGATATCCCATCCGCACCAGGGTTTTTAAAGTCTCTCCATGACTTCGGGATTGAAGGGGCATCCTTCACCGACCAGGGCTAGTTTATAGTCGTACCGAGACTAACTGAAGGTAATAGTATCATCGCCAGTATTTCCAATAGTGATGTTTCCATCATTACTGAAACTAATAACGTTATCAAGAGCATCTAAATCACCACCAATACGGTCGTTGTTTAGATAATCAGAAGACAGATTGAAACTAAAGTTAGGATCAAAAGTAATCTTCTCGCTGACCTTTCGGTTTAGGTCAGACACATGTTGATACTCAGCAAAGAGTTCAGAAAGGAACTCTTCATCACCTTCTGCCAAAGCGTTAATCAATGCTTGGCGAAGTGCTTCTTCAGCAACTTGAACTTGTGATTTGACGCTCATAGTAACCTCAATTGTATTTGCGGTAGGCAGGAACACCGTCAGGGTCCAACCATTTAGTGTACTCAACATCTTCTAGACAGACATCGAGTTGCATTTGATTGTCAAGCAGATACATGTCTTTGTAACGCTTGGTCCACTCGTCAAACTTTTGAATACGATAGTCTGGCATACCGTTGATCTCTAGTGTACCGCACTGAACGTAGCGGTAAGGAGAACGCTCAAGGATGACGGTTGGTTTCATGATGCTTCTGAGTGATCGCTATACAAATTATACCAGTCATCGTCAGTCATCTGGGAGTATGCTTGGTCCAGTTGTTCTGCTGGCATAGCAACAACTGCAGTGCCATCATCTTTTCGAACCAAGAACTCCTCTTTGTTTTGTTCGATGCGATCCATGTACGCATCGAAGTTCTTTTCAAACTCTTCTAAGGAAATCTCAGTCAATGTTCTCTCTAATAAACTTAATTGTTTCTTTGCAACCACCTAGATGACGATCATCTAGAAGAACTTGTGGGAAAGTAGAACCTTCCCCAAACTTTGAGTAGAACTCTTCACGATTGAAATCTCTACCCAACTCATATACTACATGTTTGTATTCTTGGTACTGTAGAACTGATACCAACTTGGTGCAATAAGGACACCCAGCTTTAGAATAAACAGTATACATCAGATTTGTTTGAAGTCTTCTTTGAAGATCGCAAGACCTGCATCAGTCAATACGTGATTATACATCTTGTTAAATACGGCAACAGGTAGTGTAACTACGTCTGCACCGTACAAGAGGCAGCGAGAGACGTGATGAACGTCACGAAGACTAGCGGCAAGAACCTTAGTCTCCACTCGCTTAGCAGCATACAGACC